ATTACTTTATCTGCAATCGTTAAATCACTTGTCGAAGTAATAGCTCCTGTTACCGCTAACGTTCCAACAACACTGACACCAGTATCAGCAGTTAATCTCGTTGTTCCTCCAGCAGTTAAGCTAACAGTATTTGTTCCACCAAATAGTCCTGAATCTGAATCACCAAAATGAATAGCAGGTGCGGTATTACTTCCGGCAGTCACCTGTAAAACTCCTGCTAAAGTACCGCCTGCAAGAGCTAGATAAGTACTGTTTGAGGTAGAGCGTTCAGCCGAAGTAACCGCTGCTAAACCAGCCGGGGTAACAGTCCGATCTGTTGCTGTACCGGTTGTTGTCTCGGTATTTGTTGCGTATTCACTAATTCCGGCGACTGTTGTAGAAGCTGCCGGAGTTGTCAAACTTCCGGGGCCAGCCATCTTAACAATGGTGTTATCACTAGCCCTCATGTAGATACCGAGGCTATTGATATTTGCGTTTAGTGCTAGTTCACCTACCGCTGGTAAATGCGTAGTAGTTGGAACAGAATCTTGTACGACGCTGTTTTTCAGCGTGATCTTAATAGCCATGAGGTCTAATGCTTATACAAGCGGTGGTCGCCTATATCCATAGGT